TTACCATGATGGGGCAACCCCATACGTTTCCTTATATATTTTGGAGAAATGAGACAGGTTTTTGAAACCTACATCGAAACAGGCTTCCGTCACTTTTTTTCTACCTGATTTTATCAAATCATGTGCAGCCTCCAGACGACGTCTGATAATCCATTTCTGTGGTGTCAGGTCACTGATTTTGGCGAAGTCTCGTTTTAAGGGGGGAAAAACGAAACGTGTAAAAACCTGATTGAATGAAAAACTGCTGATTGCTTTGTAAATAAATACGTTACATTGATAGAAGAGGGAACCGGCTGGAAAAACGAAACGCGACATTTGCTTTACATTCACCTTACATTCGAGGCTCGTTTGAACGCCGTTCAAATGGAAAACCTTACATCGGAGTTCGGATCGCATCGGATTCTGGCAGTTTTGGGCGATTTTTATCGAGCATTCAAGTCTAATCGGCTTCCACATACAAACATACTCTGACCAATCGAGTAAGGCTAAGCATGGCAAAGATGCACCTCGGGAACGGCAGTCTCGATCGGATTTATTTCGGTCAGTTTTACTTTTTTATTTTTGTTGAAATATTCCATATAATTATTATTTGGTATATTTGCGAATAAAATAATACGAAATAGAAATGACGAAGGTGATCCATGTACATTTGATTTATGAGAAAAAGAATTATTACTTCGGTAGTATTTCGGCCATATTTGATACGTTGACAGAAGAAGAGGTCGGCATCACTAAAAGCCGGTTGTTGCATTCCGGTTTGTGTGATGGAGGAAGCAAAATAACGAAACGTGCGCTGATAATCCAGTCTCACCTGATACGAAGTACCAATAAGGGATAAAAACGCTTCAAATCGACCGTTTAAGCCGCTTTTTGCGGCTTTTTTTGTATCAGCAGGTTATATGTGGATGCGGGTGATTCCATTCAAATTATTTGAACGGTTTGAACAGTCGAAAAATGAGAAAGGGGTTACACTTGGTGTTACATTTGGTGTTACAAAAAACGGGATGCAAAAACGAAACGTGTCAGTTTGGTGTTACATTTGGTGTTACAAAATATACCGATTTTTTATGCGATTGATATGTATATGATGTATTTTGAACGGTCGTTTTTATCGTTTTTGATATTATTGAATAGGGGAAGATGTATTTTTCAAATATTTATTTACTCCCCTATATTTTAAAATACTTTGTTGTCAATTAGCTATTTACCGTTTTTAGGGCAAACGGTCCACCAAACACGTTTTAACCTACACTGGCAATTGTGGAATCGTTCACAGCCGATGCAATATCCCCCAATTCCCTTCTAAGTTGCTTGATTGTTTGTTTCAAAGCCCCTATTTCTTCAGCTTGTTGAGCTATTTTCTCTATAAAAAATGAGGTTTCAGATATTGTGTCAATGGAATTATCAACTTTAGGAGTAACAAAAGCGTCTCCTTCCCCCATTATAACCCATTCTATATTAGCAGATGGGTATGATAATTTCATACGCCGAAGAAGTTCTATCGATAATTTCTTCCTTCCACTTTTTATATCGCTAATACCTGCCTTATTTGTTCCCAAAGCATTAGCAGCTTGAACATAGTCCGTTATTATACCTTTCTCTTTTAACTTATCAAGAATCTGTATAAATCTGAAATTTTCATCCATAACTCGAATAAAGTATGAAAAAATTACACTATTTTGCTTTGTAGTATGAAAAAGTCATACTATATTTGCGACGTATTCACAATGTGAACACGCCTCAAAGCTACAAAAAAGGCATGAGGTAACAATGAAAACTAAAAAATTACAGATATGACACAGAAAGAATTTGAAGAAAGAGTAAACGGAAAAGTCACCCCGGAGGATTATCAGCTTATTGAAATTCTTTATTACGCATCCCGCGATATAGACAAGGATCGGTTTTGTGAAGATTTCAGGTCAATACTCGCTTATGATGGCGATCAGGTGATGATTCATGAATCCCTTGTGCGAATCGCCCAACAGATTCAATTGATCGATGAAGAAAATAACGAGATGCGATCAACTCTGTATCAGCGAAACGGTGATCTTGTCGACTTCCTGATCGGAAAAGCACATGCGTATGAAGATACCGACTTTCGTAAACAGGCAGTGAAACTGGTAGGGGAAGCAGAAGTCGTCAAGCGGACAATCGAACTGGGACTGCCTCTTTGGGATGAAGACAGAAAGGTTATTCTCTCGATAATCGAGGAACACGGAGAATAGATTGTAGGATAGCAGCCAGTAAATATAGGTAACGGGCAGGGATGACTCAAGCTATAAGCAGGCGAGTTTCTGGGTTCGATTCCCGGCATCCCACTGTAACAATAAAACGATGACGATTATGAAAGCGATCAGGGTAACAGTAGATTCGAAAGAATGGAGTAAGGTAAACAGTTTTCTCCAGGAGGTTTCGGACGATAATATTTTTGTTTACCAGGTGGACAGGACATCATTCCTTATGGTAACCGAAAATGAATATGGCATGGCTTATCTACAGGCAAACCTGCCAATATGGTTCGATGAAGAAGTAACAATAACCAATTTAAAATAGCAGCATGGAAGAAAGGATAATCGTAGCACGTGGGTATGTCAGCCGGATCGCCCGGATGAAAGATTGCAGTCGTGAGATGGTCAGCCATTCTTTGGCATTTCGGAAGAACACCCGTTTGGCCCGTTCGATCCGGAAACTGGCTCTCGAACTTGGTGGTATCAAAGTTGGTGGAACGGATAAGGAGGAAACAGGTCATGAAAAATGAACTTCAAAAATTATTTGAACCGGAACTCCGGTGGTTCGGAGGCTTAAATAAGGAGCAACGCCTGTATGTGGTTTATTTCTTGTTGAGCTTCATCCTTTTGTTCGCCATAACAGAAAATATCGGGTTGATGTCCGCAATCGTGGCGAATTTCGCAAACTCAACACGTTTGTTGAAACGTGTTCCCATAAACGATTTAAAGGAATAAAAAATGACACATGTAGAAAAAAATCAAAAATCGCTCGAATTAGTGGACAGTCTCAAAGACGCTGTTCTGAAAATTCAAGAATTAGAGAAAGAACTGATAGGTTTACGAGTTACAGATGTATACCAATACAATCCGGAGAGGGATAGTCCGTGTTTTCTATGGTCACATCTTGGACTGTTACAAACACACGGTTTATCTCATCTACAAGATTTAGGCAGAGCCGAAGAAGATCCGTGTTTTGCATCTCTTGCTCTTTTGGAGGAGATATTAAAAACCATACATCAATCGGTTCTTCAAATGCAGGGGTGTTATATCCAGACTCAGGGTAAGAACGTTTCGATGAATATCTCACTTTCGACTTCTTTAGAAAATCTTGTCCGAGCCAGCGAATCTTATCCGCTTCTCGTTCAAAACAGATGAAAGAGATACAATAAACGAAATTTGTTTTCATACATTTTTTATTGCAAAAATAGATGTTTTAATCGGGAAAATGGAATATTTTAAAAAGATATTATGCGTAACCTATGAGGAACTGACATCGGGGGATGACCCGATTATAAAACCAGTTACTCTACGGTTGAATGTCAAAAGAGATAACATCCAGCGAGTTAATCGTGGCGGTGGCGAAGGCAACCGTGCCTTGTACGCTTATTCCTCCCTTCCCGTCAAGTACCAACAACGCTATGTCGCCAAATATGGCGAACCTGAAGAAATCATGAAACGTGAAATACTACGCAGCAGAGTCCGTAAGGACGAGAAAGCAGAAAACTTTTTTGAGGAATACCGCTACGATAAGAACGGCGAGTATGTAGCGCTTCCGGAGGACACAAAGGTGGAATATACCCGGAACGCTTCGGTGTTGAACACGCTGATCAGTGACATTAGTCGTCTCCGTCCCCGCCGCAACGCGCTCGGCATGTCCGGAGACTTCTGGGAGATAATCCGGCAGGAGAGCGAGGATTTGCGTGTGGAATACAACCATACACTCCCAGGCAGCGTTGGCCGTCTGAAGGAGCTGATCTCTAAATACAAGCCTGATCATTATGAGGTTCTTATCAGCGGTAAGTACGGCAACAGTAACACGCTGAAGATCGAGGAAGAGCCGGGCCGCTACCTGATAGCCCTTCGGCGCAGCCAGATGCCGAAATACACGGTAAATCAGATATTTGAAGAATATAATCGTACCGCACCGGAGAAAGGTTGGAAGCCGCTCAAAAGCGTTCGCGGTTTGAAAGGTTGGCTGGATAGCCCCCGTATCAAACCCCAGTGGCACGATGCCATATTTGGCGAGATGCGTACGCATCAACTTTACGACCGCAAGCACCACACGATGCTCCCGGCCATGCGTGATGCCCTGTGGTACGGTGACGGCACGAAGTTGAACTTGTATTACCGTGACGAAAACGGGAACAAACGCACGACAAGCGTGTATGAGGTGGTGGACGCTTACAGCGAGGTTTTATTGGGCTATTACATCAGCGACCATGAGGATTATATCGCCCAGTACCATGCTTTCCGCATGGCGATCCAGCGTAGCGGTCACAAGCCTTACGAGTTGGTATGTGATAACCAGGGAGGACACAAGAAGAATACGGCCCGGGGCTTTTTCTCCAAGATCAGCCGAATCCACCGCCCGACGGCTCCCTACAACGGAGAGTCGAAGACGATTGAGAACATCTTCTATCGGTTCCAAAGTCAGGTACTTTATAAACGCTTCGGCTTTACCGGCCAGAACGTGACGGCCAAAAAGGATACGAGCCGCCCGAACCTGGAGTTCATCGATGCCAATATCTCCTCGCTTCCGACTTTGGAGGAACTGTGTGAAATGTACGCTACGGCCCGTGAGGAATGGAACGAAATGAAACATCCGGCCACCAGCGTTTCTCGGATCCAAATGTACGAAAGCAGCGTAAATGAGGAAACGGACGCGGTCAGCGTGCGCGATATGGTAGACATGTTCTGGTACACGACGGAAAAACCGTCGACGTTCACGGCTAACGGTATCGAAATCACCGTTCAAAAACAGAAATACGCCTACGAGGTGTTTTCCGCTCCCGGTGAACCGGATCTGGAATGGCGCCGCCAGAATACTTACAAGCAATTTTATGTGCAATATGACCCTTATGATATGACGAGCGTCCGGCTATTATGGAAAGATAAAGGCGGTGCGATGCGCTTTGAACGTGTAGCAAGTCCGCCGATTTGTATCCACCGCGCCCAGCAGGAACAGACGGAAGAGGAAAAACAGTTTATCCGTCGCCAGCAGGAGGCCATCGTGAACGAGCGTATTGAGCGCCAGGTCGCAGTTAAGGAGATCGAATACGAATATGGCGTGGCCCCCGAACAGAACGGACTTGTAAGTCCCAACCTGAAAGGCCTCACAAAGGAAGCTCAGGAACAGATCAACCGTCGTACCCGTAAATACAGCCATCCTACGAACCGCACGATACGTGTTTCGCTTGGCCGGGATACGAAAGAACTGAGCAACATAACCTGGGATCAGATCGGTCGCAAAGAGGTAACGGCAAAGAAGGTGGTCGGCAAACTGTAAGATATTAATAGATAAAATTTAAAATAAGAGAAAGAATCATGGAAGTAACATTAAAAGAAAAAGAATCGATCCGGGAACGTTTGAAGATATACGTCTCGAAATATCCGAGCCAGACGAAAGCGGTCGGCAGCTTGAAGGGGATCAGCGCCGGAACGGTAAGTAATATCCTGAACGGTCGTTTCGAGAATATCAGTGACGAAATGTTTCGTAACGTGGCATCGCAGATCGGCGGCATGGGTTCCTCTGCCTGGCAGATTGTCGAGACGGGAGCATACCAGGAGATCACGGAGGTTTTGAAGGACGCCCAACGCTGGCGTAATGTCACCTGGGTGGTTGGCGAGGCCGGATCAGGCAAGAGCACGACGGCCTGCATGTACAGTCAGGAAAAAAAAGAAGTGTTCTATATCCTTTGTTCTGAGGATATGAAGAAAGGCGATTTCGTGCGTGAGATCGCCCGTACGGTTGGTATCCGCGGCGAGGGGTACAATATCCGCGAACTTTGGAGCCTGATCCTGGACGACGTGATCCAGATGGATGATCCCCTGCTTATCTTCGACGAGGCCGATAAGCTGACCGAGCCTGTATTCCACTATTTTATCAGCCTGTACAACAAACTGGAGGAAAAATGTGGCATCGTGTTTCTGAGCACGGATTATATAATGAAGCGCATCACGAACGGCCTTCGGTTCCGCAAACCGGGTTACAAGGAATTTCATAGTCGTATCGGCCGGAAATTCTACGAATTGGAGCCTACCGATGCCAACGACGTGTACGTGATTTGCACGGCCAACGGCGTGACGGCGAAAAAGGACATCGACGTCGTGATCAAAGAGGCTGCAGCGGTCGACTTCGACCTTCGCCGGGTAAAGAAATCGATCCACAAGGTAAAACGCATGCAGGAATAAAGTACCGTTCAAATGGCGTTTGAACACAAGTTTAATGTTATGGAAAACAAGTTTGAACATTTAAGGAAAGACTGCAGGAAGGAGTTGCCGCAACCTTGGACCCATTATCCGGTGCTATCGGATTACGAGGTGGTTCCGGTTTATCGTGAAGGTCCTTATATCATGGATGCGCTCATCGGACAGCAGGACGATCGGTGGGTGGTCGGCGTACGGTTCAAGTGTGGCACATCGGGCCATTATTTTGCTCCCGGTCGAAAATGGGGAGAGTTCGTCTCACGTGAAAACGCGCTACTCTGGGCGCTTGGCTGGATGTTAACCCGTGAAGAAGTTACCGGTGTTGTCCGCCGGATAGTCCTGGAGAGGATCAACGATATCCGGCAGTTAAAATTCTTTTGAAAAATATGAAACGAGCGATAAGCGTCCGGGATATCCTGGACAAGAAATATGAGACTTTCCCCTTCGAGGGAAAATGGAAAGATGCTTTTGACAATCCGGAATGTCAGGGTGTATGGTTTATCTGGGGCAACAGTGGCAACGGCAAGACATCGTTCGTTATGCAGCTTTGTAAGGAACTCTGTAAATATGACCGTGTGGCGTTCAATTCGCTGGAGGAAGGAACCTGCCTGACGGTACAGAATAACCTGAAGCGTTTCGGTATGGCAGAGGTAAGCCGTCGGCTGTCGTTCATCAAGGAAGACATCCCCGCCCTGAAGGAACGGCTTCGCCGGCATAAGAGCTTCAATATCGTGGTGATCGACAGTATCCAGTATACGCAGATGACGTATAAGGATTACATCCGGCTGAAAGAAGAGTTCCCAGACAAGCTGTTCATCTTTATCAGCCATGCCCGGGGTAAGAACCCGAAAGGCGATGCCGCCACGAGCGTGATGTACGATGCCGACCTGAAGATCTGGGTGGAGGGTTACGTGGCATACAGCAAGGGGCGTTACCGTGGTGACACAGGGCTGTACACGATATGGGAATTGGGGGCCTCAGAGGCAGGTTTGATAAGATAATTTGGTAAACAACAAGATATATGAGCGAAGTAGGAAAGATATTGACGATACATCCTCCGAAATACATGGGTACAGGCATTGATAAGGAGTCATTCGTAAGTACCGGGCACAAGTGCGAAGTATGTAATGGTCATGGCTGGAACTGGGGTCTGGACGAACTGGGACATGAGATGGAGAAGGTAACTTGCAGTGTGTGTGGCGGCAGCGGTGAATTGACGGCGATCGTGAACGTGGAATGGAAACCGTCTGAGAGGCGATAGAAATTAGATAACAAGCATTATATAAGATTATTAATAAAAATGAAAAAGAAAATGAGAGCAGAAGAAAAACAAGCGGCTTTGAAGAATCTTAACCGGCTGGTTAATGAGTTTCGTGAGAAGTACGGTGTGGGAATGTTTATGGTAGCTTCCATCTCCGAGAAAATTCCTTCCGGAGAAACAGAACAATGGTGTACTGCGTGTATTTGTGGGGATAACCGGGAGATTATCGAAATGTTAAGTAGCGGCATTAAAAGCCATTCGGAAATAAGAGATATTATTCAGTCTTCTCTTTTGAAATCAGGAATAGAGAAAACTACTATTAAGCTGTTTGACGATTTGAGCCGTAATTAAAAGCTTTTTAGAATGAAAGATTCATGAACCAATAAAACGATAGAGCGTATGAAAAGTAAATTGTACATGGGGCTTGTAACGATAAAAGCCAAAGCTCCGAAAAATTACCGCCCGTCGGTAATGATGTTTAAATTCGGCGTGCTGGTTGACAGCAAAGGCGATAAACTGCTGGAGAAGATCAAGGCGGATTATGTCGGACACATCAAAAGTCAGTTAGATAATCAGAATCCGACAGTTCCCCTGGAATATAAGGCAGATATTACTCTGACTCCGATATCCGGTTTTTCGGTGGATTACTATCAGGCATCACAATCAAAGAGGAAAGACGATGGCAAACGTATTTAAGCGGTTCGACGGGCTTACAGTCCGGGTACAGATCATAAACGGTATGGGACTCCCTATCGATCACCAAGGAGTGGTCGAGGTGGAAGATGGCTGGGCGTTCCTTTATACGGGTAAAGGTGACGATAAACGATATAAGGTGGCGATCAACACGAACAAAAACAATGTCGTGTCGATTGAAGTAATGGATCAGAGACAGTTCGAAAGATAAAACAAGTGTTTCAGATATAATTTTTCATAAAATGTAAATTAGTTAAGACAAGCCATGTAAAAGTGGCAACCTATCCCGGTTCGTGACGGATAGGGATAGGAAATTTAAAGCATAGGAGGAAAAAGTCATGAAAATAATACAGATGACCCCGAAACGGGGAATCATAAAACCGGAGAATTACTCGTCGTTTTACGGTCTGCTGAAAATCCTTCCCGGCAGCGATAAGGACGCCCTGAAGGAGGAGATCGTCTACCAGTTCACGAACGGCAGAACGAGAAGCCTCCGGGAAATGTCGCTTCCTGAATATAACGAGGCGGTACGCGCGATGGAGAAGCTGGTTCCACCCGGGGAGGACTCAGAAGCATTGAAACACCTCAAACGGAAACGCTCGGATGTCCTTCATCAGATGCAGCTTCTGGGAGTGGATACGGCCGACTGGAAGAAGGTGGATGCCTTTTGTAGCGACAAACGGATCGCAGGCAAGTGCTTCCGCCACTTGGACGACGAAGAATTATCCCAGCTTTTAAAAAAGCTCCGTGCGATTCGCCGGAAAAAGGAAGGAGAGGAATAACGATGGCACGATATATCCCCCTTCAGGACAAATTGGACGAAATCAAGGAGCAAGGCGTAAAACTCCGTCGGAGGTTTGACTACCTCAGTGGAGAACGGGATTTTCTTTGCGACATGCTGCTTACCCGACCCACAAAGGATATGGAGGTCCAACGTCGCCTGCTCCAGGAGTGGGACGACGAGATAGCCCATTTACAGCGGTCACTCGATTATCTAAGAAGCGAATATTCAAGACTGAAAGATCAGCAAAGTAATCAACTTAAAAACAATAAAAAACAGATTAAAAAGCCATGAATGCAAAAGATCAGGAAAAATTATGTAGGGCCGGTTATTTTATATTGCGCCGCGGCGACTATCCCAAGCCGCATATAAAATTCAAAAGCAAAGCCAATCCGGACAGCTGGAGAAAATATGGAGATAATTATCCATCCAAAGCAGAAAGGGACAGAAACATAAATTTATTATTGAAAGATGACAAAGTAATAGAGGATTAAAATATGATGCCCTTAAAGCAATTCAAATACTGGCTTCGGATAAATGGATTTCGTCCGGAGCAATTCGGTACAGGTGAAAAAACGGAATCCGATAAAATTAAAATCTAAAAATAAATGATATGGAACCATTGGTAAGATTAAGGGGCTGCAAAGGATGTAGTGGTGATCTCCATGCCTATATGTCCTGTGATAAAGAAAATGTGCAAAAAGCTTTGGAATTGGGGATAGCCTGTACCGGAGCGAACGATAACGGAGCCTATAACATATATTTTGACGACTCTGCGGAACTTTGTTGCGAATATATGAGATATTGTGTTCAAAGAGAGTTTAAAAAAGTCGTTTCTGTTGAAGAGGCTGTTGAATGGATGGATCAACTTATGAACTAAAAAAATGAAATCCCATAAAGCGCGGGCATTGGTCAAGGAAATGGAGAAAGACTATAACGCCCACAACAAGATGATAAACTCGACGGTAGCGCATCAGGCGGTACAAGTTGCAGAAAAAGAATTGACGGAGAAAGCGATCGAGGCATACAAACAATGCTGCCGGTATTATGTAAATGGCGAATGCGAGTATGGTGAGGTTTCTTCCCCTTGTAGAATGAAATGTTTAACATGTGCTCAATTCATGAAGCACTTAAAATAAATGAAGTATGGACAAGCAGGAATTATTAAAGAGCATGAGCGCCGACGAGCGGCGGCAGTTGCTGCGCGAATTACAGCAGCAGGACAAAGAAGAACGTGAGGCCCGCCGTGATGCCTACGAAGGCCTTCGTGCGGAATTTATGCAGGATATGAAAAACAAGTTGTTTCCGGTCGTGGAAGACGTCAAAGCTTTCCGCGATTGGGTCGAGAAGGAGACCGGCGCATTCCGTGACACGATGCGCGATTACGGTCGTCTTCGTCGTGAGGACCAGTCGAGTTTCACGATCGTGGAAGATGACATGAAAGTCGAGGTAAAAAGTAACAAGGTAAAGACATTCGACGAGCGTGCCGACATGGCGGCCGAGCACCTGGTCGATTACCTGAAACGCTACGCGATGAGTCGAGAGTTGGGTACGGACGATCCGATGTACCAGCTGGCCATGACGATGCTTGAGCGTAACCGGCAGGGTGACCTGGATTACAAGTCCGTAAGTAAGCTTTACGAGCTGGAGGGCCGTTTCGATGCCGAGTACACCGAAATCATGAACCTTTTCCGTGAGAGTAACGTGGTCTATAAGACTGCGGTGAACTATTATTTCCACCGCCGTGACGCGAATGGCGTGTGGCGCCGTGTTGAACCCTCTTTTTGCCGTTTGTAAGGTATGGAAGTAAGGAAGGACATTGCGCCGCACGTAATGGCGTGTAAGAAATGTGAAGGGAAAGGCCGCGTGTTCTTTCCCGACCGTAACGGCAACATTGTAGCCTCAAAGTGCCAGGTCTGCGAAGGCAGCGGTCGCGTGAAAGTTCAGAGCCGGGTCGTAACCCGGATCGAACCCTTCGTTCCCGGCAAGGACGATACGGAGTTGCTTACGATGTGATTTTGTTCAATATGTGAACGGAAAAAGACGTCATTCAGGTTACCTGGTGGCGTCTTTTGTTTTATAAGCGATTCTAAAAGAGTAAATTTGCAGGAAATAAAGACGGATCATGTCAAAAGGAAGGGACAAGACACTTATCGAGTTACGCGACGAAGCACTCCTGCGCCGGTATTATTACTGGACAGAAGTGCAGCGGCTTCGTTTTGATGATGCACTAAGGATCTTGTCCCGTCAGGAATTTTTCATTTCGGAGGAACGTATCATGGCAATTATCCGTAAAAAGTGCGATATACTGAAGGATATCGCCATGAAGCCTGTCCCGAAAGTAAAGAAACCCCGCCTTACGGCCGTCCAACTGTCCCTCTTTACGGGTGACTGATCCTGCGGAGGAACTCATCGGCCCCTCCGCCCTGCATGGCCGATTCATCGTGTACAGAGAACGAGAAAGCCGTTTCGTAAACCTTTATATTACCCGGCAGTGCATAATCCCGACTTTTTACCCTGACAAGGGGACTGGAGTTTTCGGTACATTGGAACTCCTGAAGCGTACGGTACAGCTCGGTTGCCATCTCCTGCCGCTCACGCACCTTCTCATAAGTTCCGGAAGTGTAATGCGTGTCGTCATAGCAATCGATGGCGAGGCGGACGACGACGGTCGACTCACTTTTCTGAGCCCCGAACCCGAGGTCTTTCCAGTCAGAATCGGCGTACCCGATAAAGACGGCTGGGAAAGTGACCGGATAGGCGTCCATGTCCTCTCGTCCTTCAAGTTGCCCGTAATCCTCGTCGATCAACGACAACTGCGGCATCATGGTTGCGATCCTTTCCATGATCGCGATAAAAATATCTCCCATAGCGATTATAAATTAAGAATGTTGTTAAGTTCGTTTTCTGTTTTTTCCTGGATTTTGTGTGAGAGTTCCTCGCTTTCTCCGAGGAATTGTCGTTGCGGCATCCGGATCTTGCTTTTCTTGGTCAGCGCGAACCGTTTCCAGAATTCGGCCTCGGGGTTTGTCGGTTCGGCTTTTACAGTCTTTTCGATGCGTTTCTTTTGCCCTGTGGCGGCTTTTCTTTCCTTGCCTGAAGCCTTATAGAACATTTTCCATGCGTGACCTCTCATGCGTTCTGTGACGGGTATCGTACCGCCCCAGTTATGGATCGGTGCGTATACCAGATCATTCGAAACCTTGACACGGTAGTCCGACGGCACATATTTGATGGAGTCGAAAAGATGGTTATGGCCGGAGAGCAGCGTGCCGTAATTGCTCGCAGCTCCGGATCCACCGGAAGACAACCTCCTTGCCTTTTGCCAGGGATGCAGTCCCCGGTTTACAAACCCGCCCCGTCGGAAGTTGTCCTGGAAATGGTCCTTTGCCATACGGCCGACCATTACGGGGAGCGTACGTTTCCGGAGTTCGTCGATCTCCTTTTCTTTACTTTTTATCCAAGAGAAAAATTCTTTCGTGTTCATGTCATCCGTGTATTAAAAAATTATTACATTTGCGACAAAGTATTATGCGTTATGAATATCCCCCAACAAGTAAAGAATGAAGCTTGGGATCTGATAGAGCAATATGGCGATTCCTTCGATTATCTCGGTAAATACGAAGGGCAAGATGTTTATAGATTCCGTTTCCCGGACGATGTTGATGTCGGTTATCCAGTCGTTTACTTGTTTGCTGGAGGTGAAGCCTTGGAGGTGTCTGACTTTTGGGCTTTAGACATTGTTCGCTCATTTATCAAAAATTGACATGAATTTTGTATTGAACAATTTATTGTCAACTCTAAGTACTCCTCTTGTTTTGACAGGTTTGATTTCACCTAACTCACAAAGCGAATCAATACTTCTTTTTGCTCCAAGTTTCTCTTTATATTGCTGCGGTTCTATCCTCTTCAATTCACCGTTAGCGAAACGTTGTAGGATAGTCGCATGACCACCTCCGCCCCTCCAGCCGATAGTAAGGATATATACACCTTCTTCTTTACAGCACTCATTGAAGAACTCAAAGTACCGTTTTTCAGTCATTTGCTTATATCCCTTGTCCACCATCCAGTCATTAGTCAGTATTGGTATAGACGGTGAGCCGTCTGCATTATTCCAAGTTTCAAAAGAATGTTGTTTGGAGAGATATTCCGAGAGTGAGCCGGGTGTTTTCCCTTTGGCTGTTATTTCAAATCCCCTCAAACGGAGAACGTATGCGGGGGAACATGTCTGGCAGTTAATCCTATACTGCTTATCAGAAGGTTTATAATCTGGATTTTTACTATATCTGTTACCTGCTTTGTCCTTATACATTCCATTTGGATCCGAGATATACTCTTCTTTATATTTCGGGTTTGCATTTTGTTTGTCAGCCTTGTCCACACTCATCGGTTTCCCTTTTGTGATATTGAGTACCTTTTCTATTTCGAGGTTGTTCTTTGCGATGGCTATTTTTTCGTCATCGGTCAGGTTGTCCGGCATTTCCCGGATCATATCGTCGATACGCTTCATCAGTTTATCGACCGCTTCCTTTGCTCCCGGATACGCTTCTTTCCGGTACGGATGGTTGTCGGAAAAGAGCTTCGCGTCGCGTCCGGGATTGTTTTCGAGGCCCGGAGCCGGATCATAATCTTTTCCTCCGTCCGGAATGGCCGTCACCGGCTTGTCAGTAGACTTCAGTCCGCATTTGCAGTTCCACCGGTCCCCGGGCCGGTGCACGTTCCAGAACGGATCATCGATCGGGCGTATGGTTCCCCAGAATATCCGGTGGTCCTCGCCCGGATGTATGGAAGTCGACGGCATCCATTCAAGGTTCGGCAGGACGTCCTTTTCCCGTTCGAACTGCCTCCAGTCGGTGGCACGGTGCGCCCGTATGACGGCAGTGTCATATTCGGTGCGCAGCCAGCGGATCATTTGATGGTCCGCTATCGGTATGACCTCTTCCGCCCACTTTTCAAACGGCTTTAAATTACCGTTTTTATCCAGCAAAAGCCGTGCCATGTCGTTTTGCGCCCTATGAACCTTGAAAGCCGCGAAAACGGCGTTGTTCCGTTTGATCTCCCGGATAAAGTCCTCGTCCGGATCTTCGGCCGGACGTGCCCCGAACCCTTTGTCTGTTGCCATGTTCAATGTTTTCCATGCGGCATCGAACATGTTCTCTTCGATGTCGGTCATCGGATGGAACTTTTTACTGTATATGTTCTTCAGGGCATCCCGGATCATATCCGATGAAAAAGTAAAAGAAGAGGCCACCTCCTTTTCGTCGGAAGATGCAGCATTCCGGTAGAGCGTTTCCATCACCATTCTAAAGCCGCCCCGTCTTTCTGCGGGGCGTGGGCGAAAAAATTTCGTGGCCAGCTTCTGAGTGCTTTTCGGAGCCATCCCTTGAAGGCGGACCTTTGATCGTTTTTCCCAGGTTCTTCTATTGGAGGTTCTTTTGCGTCTTTGGTTTCTTTCGCTTCCTTTGCGTCGTTCTTTTCCGGCGTTTTGGCTTTTTCTGCCTTTTCAGCTGCCATCGTAGTTACCGGCTTCATATCCTCCTGCTGTTTCTTCAATTCTTCATAGTTCTCCGGCTTTTCGATCCCGAACTCCTCATAGAGATAGTCATCGCTTACGGGAAGACCAAACGTGTTTTTTAGCTGTGCGATAATCTCCACCTTGGTCTTTGGTTCGATCACCTTCTGCTCGGGGAAACAAAACTCCCCGCCGGATGTATCGATCCCCATCCGAAGGAAGATATCCGTCATGTTGTAGTTCAGTACCTCAAGAACGTCGTGCCGGTCTGTCTGCGCCACCTTGTCCTCGATTTTTTCGTGTACGGTACCGAGCGCCTGCGTACCCTTGTCGGATGCCTCGGTGGTGAGCGTATTACCCAGGAAGAGTTTTGAAATCTCATTGTTACACCTTTCACATAGTTTATCGTATAGGTCCGAACTTCCAGTCTTGTTCGATGCCTCCCTTAGTTCCATCGAAGTATCAGCCGAATGGACGAATACGGCCATGCTGCCGGTTGAAGCTGCGTCTTCAAGTGCTCTCTGTCGCCCCTCGTCGTCATCCGTAGGATAGGTGTACTCCCTTATTGGTGCCCCGAAAATCTCGGCAAACTGCGCCCAATCCGCCACGTCGTTTCGCTTGTATATCACCCAGATGGTAGCCTTTGCCAGTAGCCCGAGATCGTCCGGATCTCCGACGAAAAGAAGGTCAGGGTATTCGTCCCAGGATGTGCCGGTGGTGTCGGTCTGGTGGCGTAGGATAAGCCGCCTGACCGGATCGGCATGTTTCCGTGGTACGAGGTCATAGTCGATCCATTCCCCCCTACGGTAAAACTGCATAAGCGAGAACCCCCATACCTTGGCATCGATGATATCAGAAACGAGCCGGCGGAACCAGGGTGACCGGATTTGCTCGTTCACCGTTTCATCGGGTTTCCCACCCCGTCGGAATTCGATAATGGAGGAAAGCACGGCATTTTTCCGTTTTTCGATGACGCTGGTAAGATGCGTATCCATAAGTATGTCGCTGTACAAGTCGTATAGCCTGAATCTTCTGGAATAATCCACGTTCTCTGCCGAACGTATTGCCTGCATGTAGTCAGCGATATCGATTCCGAAGCGTTTTGGCTGGGTAAGAACGATCGTTGCCGGTCCTTTTTGGTCGGGTCGGGGCAGGTTTCCACTGACGGATATCTTGCCTTTTCTTGTTTTATAAGCAGTCTTTTTCATCTTACAAATGATTTACACGTTTAGGATTACTTTTAAAGAGGAAGTTAGCGTTCCTCCGTCTTGTTTCTTCCGGGAGCAACGGAGCTCCGTCAATAGATATTTCTTCGGCGGCCACGGCCTTCATCCATTCCCTGGCCGCATCGTACCGCTCTTTACGGATACCTTTGATGGTGTTTGGATTATGTATGGAACAAATATGGTAAATGGCGATATCAAGCGCCATCATAAGAATAAGTTGGTGCCGTTTGTCGCCTCTGGCTGCGAATATACGATTGCAGTCATAGCGTCTGGAGAGATAGCTCCTCATTTGTGCAACAGCCCTGTCTTCGCATATCTCAATGACAGTTTCGTCCTGCCTTACGAGCGCATCGAGAATTTCCCGGTGTATGCTCGCATCATAATCTTCAAGCGTGATAAATTGGCTCATGATAAAAAGTTTGAAAGTTTATAACCTGTATTTGTTTCCCCTGCGTACGGCCTTTCGTGAAACGATGGCCGGCGGATCCACATCCCTTGCCTTGCGGTCGATGATCCGGTTCCCGCCTTCCACCGCGTCAGGTCCGTCAGCCGGATATTTGAGTCGCGTGGTAAAGAGCTTGAACTGGTCCTCCAGTTCCTTCATGTGCGGGTTGTCCTTCTCGGCTTCGTTTAGTATAAGGTTCCCTTCCCGGTTGAGCGGTTCAAGGTTGGATTCGATACGCGTGGCCTTATCGGTCTTTTTGTCCTCGTCGCCGGTGATATAGAGTGAGATTTTACGCGTGCGCCGGATCCGGCGTACGATAGGCTGGAAAACCTGCTGGAAAAACGGATCCTGTAGCTTGTTGTTCTCCATGAAGCAGTACACATTTGTCCGGCCATCCACGTATTCAAGCAGTTTGACATACCATTCAATAAAATCCGAGTTCAACGCCTTGTCAAGATATGTCTTGATGACATAGAGCTTTCCAGAGAGCTTTCCAAGAAGCGATACAGTCTTGAACGACTTACCTTTCTTTCCCTTGCCTTCGCCCGGTGCAGGGTCGCCATAGATTACCAGGAAACGGAAGCGTCTTAGTGGCGGGACCTTACCGTAGGTGATGGTCTTGAACACTTCTCCTTCAGTCACCGGGTTGTTGAAATATTCACCTTGTGCCGCCTTTGTCGTTATTTTCGAGAGTACGCGGTCTATATGCTCCTCGGTGTTCTTTTCCGGCCATGTGGATCGTCCGTCTTTGTCACGTATGTTTACGATATCCCAATGGTCGGCCATTTCACCGGCGCGTGTAATGCAGCAATCCCTGGCGATGATGTTACCGCAGAAAATGACCAGTGTTGGTTCGGAAATGGACCGTGTAGGATACAGCGACCTTTCCCACCAGTCCCACCTTTTATCTATGATATCGGGATTATTACAATCCTTGTCCGTGTCAAAATCATCGATAAGCAGGACGTCGGGCCGAATGTCCTCGTTGCGGGATCCGCGCGGGCTTTGTTCGGCCCCGATGGCCCGGAAAGCTACGCCTCCGCGGGTGATGAACTCGTCCTCCTTCCAGCTTCCGACGGACTCCTGCTTGCCGTAGTAGGCGATGATGCGCCCGTTCGCCTCAAGGTTCGCCCTGTAAGGTGCCAGAAGGCGAACGGCGTTATCCTTGCTGTTGGAAGTCAGCAGCACGTTCCGTTTTCTTCCTGTGAGCGCAAGAAAAGAAACGATAAACATCGTGATGGTACTTTTGGCCAGTTCACGCGACCAGGAAAGCACCTCGAACCATTCGTCATGCGAGAGGATACGCCGTATGGCTTTCTTTTGGAAAGGCGCAAATTCGTACTTGGCATATCCCGGAAAAAAGAATTTGATCCACTCCAATGGATGGGCTTCAAGATACATCCGGTGCTTTTCCCTTTCAGCATGCGTCATCGTTCGGTCGACGGGCGTCGATCGTGCGATATCCTCCTTGTACTTCTCCCACTGAAGGAGCGCTGTCTTGTCGATGTACTTCATAGACGATCCTTTATAAATGCGTCTGCAAGACGCGTTATCTCTTTGGCCTTGTCAAGATCGACAGGGCGAAGCCAGTCTATAAACTGTGTGAGTACGCTTATGATATCCGCAATGCCGGCATCGGTTTCCATTTGCTTGATGGCAGCCGACAGTTTTCCCAGGATATCGGCCTCCTTTGTCGTGGAGAAGCGTTCACCTTCCGGCCTTTCGAGTATGGTCTTGTTAATTTCCGCCACCTGCCGGTAGAGGTTCGCCACCTGTTGTTCTCGGGTAATGGTAAGCCCCGTTTTCATAGCCTCCCATTTCCCTTTGTTAATCCACCCGTTCACGGTTGGGCGCGACACCCCGACCCGCTCGGCGATCTCGGCCTGCGTCAGGTTGTCTTTCAGATAAAGAGTTTTTGCCCATTCTTTTTTCTGGACTGCAGTCAGTTCTGTCATATTTTCTGCCTCCTTTTTTGCCGACAAAAATGGCATATAAAAGAGGGTGAAAAAAATTGCATCCGCATGATACAATTTTATGGCGGCATGATGCGGCTGTAAAGTTGTATGATAAAATCCCGATTTTGTAAAGCGACGGAAATCAACCTATTTCGCAGCCAGAACCGGCACCGGGACCTTTTCCCGGAACCTCAAATAAAACGGACATGAGTAAATTTTTTAACATGATAGATAAGGACGGCATTTGCAGCATTTTGCTTTACGGCGATATCGGCGAACGGGACGCCGTACGCAGCGGCGATGTCGCCCGTGAGTTGATGGAAGCCGAGCAGACCGGCGGAAAGATCGACGTTCGTATCAACAGCGACGGCGGCGATGTTTATACAGGTATCGCGATCTTTAACGCCCTTCGCAGCAGCAAGGCCGATATCACAATCTACGTGGACGGTATTGCGGCCAGTATGGCCTCGGTAATCGCTCTTTGCGGGCGCAAGGTATTGATGAGCCGTTATGCCCGGTTGATGCTGCATAGCGTAATGGGCGGCTGTTATGGCAATAAAGACGAAATGCGCCGCTGTATCTCGGAGATCGAATCGCTGGAAGCAACGCTGGCCGAAATGTATGCCGAAAAGACCGGACGGACTGCCGAGGAGATTCGGGAGGCTTATTTCGACGGCGAAGATCACTGGCTCCGTGCCGAGGAAGCACTTGCCCTCGGATTTATCGACGGCATTTACGATGCAGACCCCGTTCCGGAAGACAGCACCCCGGAAGAGGCCTACAAAATATTTACTAACCGGCTCATGAAGCCACAAAACAAGACAAACATGAATTTAGACGAATTAAGGAAACGTCCCCGCTTCAAGAATTGCGCCACTGACGATGACCTGATGCGCGAGATTGCCAGCCTGGAAACGGATGCGGCAAAGCTCCCAGGATTGGAGAAGGAGCTAAATGAAACAAAAGGGGAACTGAAAACATTCCGTGACAAGGCGGCGGCCGATGAAGAGGCAGCAAAGGAAAAGCTGTTGGATGCTGCTGTAAACGACGGCCGTATCGATGCAGAAAGTCGTCCTATTTACAAGAACCTCCTGGACAAGGACCGTGAGAATGGCGAAAAGGCCCTGGAACGTTTGAAACCGAAACGCAAGGTGATGGAGGACATCCGTCGAAATCCGGATACAGAGAGCCCTTGGAATCGCCGTATGCGTGAGATCAAAGATGGTTTAAACCATAAATAAAAGCTGAAGTATGGCAATAGTAGTAAGGAACACGAATTACAACGGCGAAGTACTGGAGAAACTCCTGGTACTCGCTACCACGGGAAATGACTTGGTCGAAAAAGGCCTTATCATGGTGATCCCCGGTGTGGAAAAGAAAATCAGTTTGCCGAGAATCAAGACCGGTAAGATGTTGCAGAAACGCAAAGAGAACCCTGAGCTGAAGGATTCCAAAGGAAATTTCAACTATTCTGAAAAGTCCCTGGATCCAGAGGATTTTATGGCGTTTACAGTCTTTAATCCGCGTGCGTTTGAACATATCTGGCGCAAGTGGCAACCTAAAGGAAATCTGGTGTTTGCAGAACTTCCTCCGGAAGCGCAGAACACATTGTTGGACGAACTTGCAAAAAGCGTAAAGTTTGAGCTGGGCTGGCACTATATCAACGGCGAGTATGGCAATGATGATGACCACCTGTTCAACGGAATCTTGACACAGGCAGCAAAGGATACGGACCTTATCGTGGTAAGCTCGGAAAGTACCTATATGGTGGATAAGTTAAAGGCTGTACGAAGTGCAATTCCGAAGGCTCTACGTGAGAACCCGAACCTTCGCATCCTAATGAGTATCGACGACTTCGACAAGTACGACGATGAACTGACCGAACGGGAGTATAAGAATTCTTCCGAAACGGATATCAACAAGAAGCGTTATAAAGGTATCACAATCGAAACGCTTAATTCCTGGCCTGATGGCCTTATCGTGGCCACGCTCTGCTCGATGGGTACGGACGGCAACCTGTTCGCAGCCGTAAACCTTCAGGATGACGAGGACGTGATCCAGATCGATAAGTGGGCAGCATCAAGCGAGTTGTATTTCTTCAAACTATTGATGAAAGCGGATACGAATATTGCCTTCGGTGAAGAATTCGTAGTGTTGGATGGACGTGAAGATCCAGTGTTCCATCCGGTGGAAAGAGTCTTGACTTCGGAAGTTACCGAGTTGTCATTCAAAGCTGCCGGTGAAAGCAAGGAAATCGTGATTACCGCATCGGGAGATTACAGCGTGGTACAAATATCGGCAGGTTTTACGGCGGTCGGAACGGAAGACGGTCTGAAGGTAACGGCTGAAATCAATACTACCGGTGCAGAAAAGGTGGGCACGCTTCTCGTAGCGCTCGATGCGGACAAGACGAAGACGCTGGAGATCGACCTTATGCAGGCGGCAAGTGACGTGGAAGAAGGAGGAGGCGCGTAATGGCAGCCCTGAAGTATCTCGTCATCCACTGTACTGCCACGCCGGAAGGGCGTGAGGTCAGCTCGGACGAAATACGCCGCTGGCACACGGCTCCCGTATCGAAAGGCGGCCGTGGCTGGAAACAGGTCGGCTATACGGATCTCTTCCACTTGAACGGCGGTGTGGAACGTCTGGTGGAGAACAACGAGGACGCACATGTGGATCCATGGGAGGTGACGAACGGCGCCGCCGGTTACAACAGTGTGAGTCGCCATATCGTATATGCCGGTGGTGTTGCCCTGGATGGCAAAACACCGAAAGACACCCGGACCCTCTGGCAAAAGAAATCCCTGGAGCGCTACGTGAAAGATTTTCATCGGCGTTTCCCTTCTGTACGTATTGTCGGGCATAACTTCCTGGCGGCAAAAGCCTGCCCCAGCTTCGACGTTGAAAAATGGCTTAAAGAAATAGGTATAAACCAGTAAAACAAACAACAATGAAACAGAAATTTATCCTTTCCCTACTGGGGATGATGTTATCGTTTATGGTAAGCCTTCCGGTGCTGGCATTGACCGTACCGGATGCCGCTGTTGAAATCACGCAGGATTACGACACCATATTCCTTTCGCTCTCCGCGATCGTGGCTGTGATCCCTTTAGTAGTGGAAATCGTAAAAGGCTTTTTCCCCAGCATGGGTGGGATCATGACACAGATCGTTTCCTGGGTGGTCGGCGTCGGCATTACGATGTTCGGCTGGTGGCAGAATCTGGGTTTCCTTGATGGGATCGAGTGGTATATCGCACTCCTGTATGGACTCGGTAGCGGTCTTGCCGCGAACGGTCTTGCAGATACGGGACTCATCGAATGGGTTATCGGTCTTTTCCGCCGAAAGAGTAAAGCTAAAGTGTAATGTAAGTTAAAAGCGGGCCAAACCATGATGAGCGGAAACTGGGCAGAAATCTTCCAGCTGCTTGTAACGAGCGGACTGTTGGGCGGCGGCGTGGGATGGCTCGTAAACCGTACCTTGCGCAAGGCTCGTACAGCCAAAGAAATACATGACACATATAAGACGATGTACGAGGACCTCAGCGGGACACTGAAAGATTTAAGGAATGACAACGAAAAGTTATACGGACGTATTGGCCTTCTGGAGAATATCGTCCACCGTGCGGCTACTTGTCGCTATTGGCTTCATTGCCCTTTGCGCTCAGAGTTGTCGCATACAAAAAAGTACGGGAGAGAACCGTATGGAAATCTCCCGGTCGTCGGACAGCCTCGCATCCGTAATCCGGGGTATGATGATGATGCCGGTGGAGAAGGAGGAGGTGACGCTGACGATCCCGACGGCAAGCCTCCTTGACCTGCCCCCTTCGGCATCATTCCGGGAGAGGAACGGGCGGGCCGATGTGGAAGTAAAACGTGAGGGCGATTCGATTATCGTACTGGCTTCATGTGATAGCCTCCAGCGTCTTGTCTGGTGGTACGAGGCGGAACTGGCACGTGTGAAAAACGAAAACCGGGAGAAAGAAGAAACCCTTCAAACGGAGGTCAAACAGGGGATAAACCCCATTAAAACGGGGATCATATCATTTATCGCCGGCTTTGTGGCCGGCATAGTAGTAATCATTATAAAAAGGCGAAAACAATGAACGAAAATTTCATTTATGGCATAGCGGTCGTGAAGTTTGATGACTTCATAATCGGCTGGATCGAAAAAGGATCGTGGGATTGGGGCGGTACGAAACCCGAAAGCGTGGATATAGAGGCCGAACAGGTTCCGGACGCGCCGGTACTGACGTTGCTTCAGAAGAACGGCCAGATAGCACCTACTTTCAATTTGATCCAGCTCAACTATAAGAACATACATGCCGTAATGGGTGGCACGCTGGTAGGCGGCGAAGATGCCCCGACAGGCTGGATGGCCCCGACGGAACTGGTTCAGAAATCCGGCAAGTGGACGGTTGACTTCATTTCAGGCCAGCAGATGACCATCCCGAACGGGACGATCGCGGCCAACCTGGGTGGTAAACTGACGTTGACCGAAGTGTCGAAGATTGAATGCCAGCTGAAGGTGAACAAACCTACGGACGGTTCTTCCCCGTACAGTATTACAAATCCGGCCGGCTCCGGAGAGTAATGTATGGACGAGGCTGCAATCCGTGAGGTCCAAAAGGAGGCTGCCGACGCGCTACTTGACGTCGGCGTTTCCGTCCCCATAAAGGAGTGGCATATTCCTTTCCGCCGCCATCCGGTCCGTCTGCGTGTTACGATGCGTCGTCCGAGGACTAACGGGGCGATATCGCTGATGCGTATATGCCTTGGAATCGGAGTGACGAGCCGTGAGATGGAAAGCTATACACCAGAAGAACACATGCGTTTCATGGTGGAGCACGGCGTGGAAGTGTCGAAGATGCTGGCTTGTACGATTGTCCGTGATCCAATCACGAGGCGTTTTCTTCTGAAGGTCGTTGCATGGCTGCTTCGTGAACTGGTGGAGGAACGCTATCTGATAGGTGCTTACCGGACATTTTACCGCCTGATGGGAACGGACCGTTTTACGAATATTATCAGATCGGCCGAGCGGATGAACCCGATGAAGCTGAGGCTGAGCCAAAGAAGGAAGGGGAGTTAAGGACTGAGTACGAACCGTCCCATAGCCCCTTTGGATTTATCTGGCAAGTGGCTTCGGCCACAGGCTGGAGCGTGGAATATATACTAAAGAGAGTCAACTACCAGACGCTTATCATGATGCTCTCGGATGCCCCGCGCTATGTAAGGCGCCGGCATGAAGAAACACCAGAAAAAAGCGGAAATACGACTGATAGGCTTAAAACTGTAAACAAGGAAGCCGCCCAGGCGGAGGCTGAAAATATCGTATCATTTTTTCAAAGCAATTTAGAAACGTAAAGAGGCGATGAAACCAGTAGAGATCGAATTTCTGATGAAGGACAACCTGACGGGAGGCCTTGACAAGGCCGGTCTGGCGGTCGATATCTTGCAGCAAAAGGCTGTGAAGGCCGCTGAAGATATCGGTCGTAAGATCACAGACCAGAAAGGTGTCATTTCAGGTATTGAGTCCGACCTTCGCCGGATGGAATCGGCCCTTACCGGCATGAAGCCCGGTACGGCTCAGAAAGAGCTGGCACTTGATATCGCCGCCTGCCGTAAGGTATTAGACGAAGAACGCTCTTCGCTCGAAACACTCGAAAAGGAACATGCAGCAGCGGAAACCTCTGTCCGGAAATTGAAACAGGAATACGATGCCCTCTCCTTTTCCCAAAGTTCTGCTGGAGGCACGACGGCCAATCTAAAAGAACGCCTCCGTGAGCAGAAAGCGGTAGTTAAGCAGGTAGAATCGGATGTGAAAGCCTTGGAAAAAGCCTATAAGAAAGCCGGCGCTGGTGGCCCTAAAATAGAGGTCGCAAGGGACTTGAACGCCGCCCGAAAGGCGCTTGAAGAGGAAAAAGTGTTATTTTCCGAACTTCAGAAGGAGTATGACCGGACAAAGGACAGTTCAAAACGTCTTACGATGCAGCTCCATGAGATGCAGGACACGATGGCCCGTATGCGTCTTAACGGCCGGCAAAACACGGAAGAATATCGAAAGATGGCACAGGAAGCCGCTAATCTTTCGGATACGCTTGCCGATTTGAACACCCAGACACGGATCTTGTCGAACGACGACGCCAACCTTCAGGGCTTCATGTCCGGTATGAACGGTCTTGCCGGCATATTTACGACCGCGACCGGAGCCTTGTCGCTTTTTGCCTCGGAAAACGAGAACCTGCAGAAGATCCAGACACGCCTTCAGAGCGTGATGGCGATCACGATGGGGCTTCAGCAGATATTCAACACGTTGAACAAGGATTCGGCTTTTCGCCTGGTTACGGTAGTCAAAATGAAGAACCTACTGACAACAGCCACCACCCGGCTTGGAGCGGCCCTCGGCATATCGAACGTTGCAGCAAAAGCCCTGATGGGAACCTTGACGCTGGGGCTATCGGTTGCCGTCGGCGGTCTTATTTATCTTTGGGACCGTTATTCTTCGGCTCAGGAAAAGGCAGCAGAGAAACTGCGCGAAAGGGTGGAGATCGAAAAAGACGGCCGGGCTGAAATGATAAAAAGCCGTTTTGAGATCGAAAGCACGCTGAAAAGCCTGAAAGAGTTTGCCGGCACGAAGGAAGAGGAAAAGGCAAAAGTCGCACAGCTTAATCAAAAGTACGGCGAGAGCTTCGGTTATTATACAACGCTTTCCCAGTGGTACGACGTATTGCAGGAAAAAGGCGAAAAGTATATAGAGATGCTTTTCTTGCAGGCAAAGGTCCAAAGTCTGGTTAATAAGGCAGCCGATGCTGACGAAGAAGTGAATCGGATCAAGGCAATGAAGCCGGAAGACGTGGAAGGCGGACATGGAGGTGTATACCGCTTTTTCGCGAAGCTGGGAGCCGTGAATACAGGAATGACTCCGGCAGAAATGGACCGCCTCATAGACGAGGAGAACCTGAAGAACCAGGAGGCAAAGGTCGATGCGGCAAGAGCAAAGGTCGACGAATACTTAGCTGAAGCCCGCAAGGTCAGGGAGGAATATGATGCCATCGGTAAAGATAACAGTATCGGCGGCCATGTAAAGCCGAAAGACAAGACAAAGGAGGCCGAAAAAGAATTACAGGCGGAAAAGCAGCGCTGGGAGAAATTGCGCTCTATCCAGGCAGAGAACCGCGCTTCGCTCCTGGCTCTCCAAAAAGAATCGGCCGAAAAGAAACGAAAGGAGGCGCTCCTTCAGTACGACAACGAAATAGAAGCCATTAAGCGAAAAGAAAAGGAACTTCTTTCGCTCTATGACCGGGAAGGCTCGGCCGGCAAGATGCTGAAGGCATTCGGCGGTGGTAACGTGGACGTATTGGCCCGTCCGCTGATCGATGCGGCCCGCCTTGTGGAAAAAGGTTGGGAAGATGCGGGTGAAGGGATAGCAACGGTCTTTAGCAGCAGTTACGGCGTGGAGGATGCAGGTGGAAACTCCCACGAGATACTCGTAACGCCGATCCTGCCGGACGGGACTGTCCTTTCACCGGGAGAACTGGAGGAATATGTCGCGACGGTCTTAAACGGCGCGGAAGATATCCTCTCAGCTGATAAAAAAGGACTTGTCATCAAGGTCGACACGGAAAGCGGCGACGGTGAAACGCTCCATAAGTTACAGGAAAAGTTCTACGACGTACCGGAAAAGGTTCTGAGGGAACTTACCGCCCTTTATCAGAATGCGGCCGACAGCCGTGACAAGGCACTGGAGAATATCACCCTGGATCAGTTCCGGACCGAACGTGACGCCCTTAACGACTATTTGAAAGAATACGGCACTTACCAGGAACGTCGGCTGGCCATTGCCACGGAGTATGCCGAAAAGATCCGGAAGGCGGAAGAGTCCGGAAATCGGAATGAAGTAAAGCGCCTCGAAAAGGAACAGTCCGTAAAAGTGGCTTCGCTGGAAGCCGAAGCCATCCACCAGGATATTGACTGGACGGCCGTGTTTGGCGGTTTTGGCGGCATGTTTCGTGATGTAATACGTGACACGCTTGAAAAAGCGGAAAAATATACCCGCACGGCAGACTTTAAAAATGCCGATGCGAAGGATCAGGAGGCGGTAACGGGTGCCATCCTGCAGATGAAAAAGACGCTCGGGACGAATGGCAGCCTGGATTTTAAGAAACTGGGAAAGGATGTGGATGCCTACCGCCAGTCGATGCGTGAGGTGGAAGAAGCCCGTGAAGTGGAACGTGAAGCCTTGGAAAAACTCCAAAAGGCACAAAAAGATTATGAGGAAGCCCTTAAAAGTGGAACAGAAGAAGAAAGAGCGGCAGCCGAAACTGCACTTGAAACGGCCGAGATGAATGCTGATGCCGCATCGTCATCTGTCCGGTCGGGTGAAGCAAAGGTAAAAGAGAGCCAGCAGGTGGTAAGCGAAACCGCCCATAATCTCAGCGCAAGCATGCAGGATGTGACTGAAGGACTCCAGAAACTTTCCTCCGGTGGCCTTAAAAACGCTTACGACGGCCTGATCCAGGCCGGACAGGGCGTAGGGGGTGCATTCGGTAAACTGGCAGATAGCCTGGAGAGCGTGCCGATTATAGGCTGGATTCTGTCAATCATCGATGTTTTAAAGGACGGGCTTAGTAATCTTGTAGGCAGTTTGCTTGATTCCGTACTGAATGCCATATCGGGGATCATAAGCGATGTGTTGTCCGGCAGTTTGTTAAAAACGATTTTCTCGTCACTGGTATCCGGTGTTGGGGGGATTCTGGACGCCCTTACGTTCGGGCTCTTTTCCTCGCATGGCAATGCGGACAGGGTGAACAGTCTGGTGGATCGTTTGACGGAATCGAACAGGTATCTGGTAACAGCTATTGAAAAGCTGACCGATCGCATGACTGATAGCGGAGGAGCTGAATCCACAGCATATTATAACGACGTGTACCAGAAACAAAAAGAGAAGATCGAGAACGACCGTCAAATGTTGGAGGCAAAGATGGGTTATTGGAGTGCGCACCATTCAAACAACTACTATATCGACAGGGCTTTTACCGGCAGCGACTGGCAGAAAGCATCGGATTATATTGGAAAGACATTAAATGACGTGTCAGACCTCTGGAAACTCTCTCCTGAAGATTTGGCGAGGCTTCAGGAACTACCTGATATCTGGGAAAAGATCAACAGTGGAAAGTACGACCAAGGGGAATACCTGGACGAATATATATCGGATGCGAACACGCTGATCGAACTTCAGCAGCAGTGGCAAGACGCGATAACGGATACATCGTTCGATAGTATAAAAAGCGGCATGAAGGAACTCCTGAAGGATTTTGAAACGGGGTCGAAAGATGTGATCGCGAGTGTGGACGAGTTCATGCAAAACGCGATTCTGAAGTCCATCGTGGACGGGACCTACTCCGAGGAGCTGAAGAAGTGGCAGGAATTGTTCGCCGAGTTCATGTCGGACGGCATCCTTTCACGTGAGGAAGCAGACGAACTGCGTGGCCGTTACGAGGAAATCTTCCGGGAAGCGGCGGAAAAGAAAGATGCCATGTTCGGGGCAGCCGGAATAGAAGAAAATAAAGGAGGGGTAACACAAAGCGGTAAAGCAGGGACATATACGGCCATGACGCAGGATCAGGGAACAAAACTGGAGGGACTGTTTACCAGCGGCGCAATGCACTGGTCGAGTATTGACAGCGGCGTGGAAGATATATCGGGAAAGATGGACAAGGCCGAAGGCCACCTGGTAAAGATCGAGGAATATACTGGAGCTATCCGGGATACCATACTGAAGATACTGGAGAGTTGTAACAAGGCACACCGTGACGGATTAAGGGTACGGTCGTAAATATTATGATATGGCAGGAATGGATGACATAATAGGCGGGCTGTTTTTCATAAACGGCGTTGATGTGTGGAAAGAGTATGGCGTGTTCCTTACGGAAGAAAAGGAAGGCGGGCGGGAAAACCAGACGGCGATCCTTACCCCTTCAAAGGTGAAAAGCCATACGGCAGTGGATATCCGTGAGAAGGACGGCGAGAAATATTCAGAAAAGCTCACGGTGACAAACGAGGCTCGGGACATGACGCTGACGTTTGCCCTGTATGCTTCGAGCCGGTCAGAATGGTTCTCGAAATACCGCAGTTTCATTGCCTTTCTAAAGCAAGGTGAAGACGGCTGGCTGACGCTATATTATCCGCAGCTGGACCTGACACAAAAAGTTTATTATAAAGAAAGCAGCGGCTTCAAACCCCTTACGTCGCTTTGGCGGGATAGCGTACAGGCAAGCCGCTTCAAGGTGAAGTTCCGGGAGCCGGTCCCGGTCATTTAAACGGCATTTGAACGATATTCAAAAAGTATTCAAACAGGAACCGAAAAAAGAACGATATATATGCTACTTACAGTATACAACAGGACAGGGCAGAAAAAATTTGAGCTTTCCCCGGATGAAAGTTCGACGGAAGTTTCCGGCATCCAGTCGGACAACATTCTGACGCTTTCCTTTACGCTGTACGAGTATGTGGCGTTGGAGGTCGGTGATTATGTGGACTTCATGTGGCATCGCTATTGGCTTACGGAGCGGTACCTGCCACATAAAAGGAACACCCAGGAGTGGAGCTACGACGTGAAGTTCTACGGCCTTCAGAGCCTGATCGGCCGTTTCCTGGTACTTGACACGACGGACGGCGACGCGAACCCGACATTCACGCTGACTGCTCCGCCGTCGGAACATGTGGAGCTTATTGTGAAATCCATCAATGACGGTTTTAGTACGACCGACTGGAAAGTGGGCCAGGTGGACGGTGCGGATAATATTGTCATCGATTATGAGGGTAAATACTGTGACGAGGCACTGAAGGAGATCGCGGGGAAGATCGGCGCCGAATGGTGGACGGACGGCACGACGGTAAACCTTACACGCTGCGAATATGGCGAAGAAATTACACTGGGTTATGGTGAGGGCCTTCTGGAGATCGAAAAGGATACGGCTGACGGTGTGAAAGTCTACACCCGTCTTTTTCCTGTCGGTAGTGACCGCAATATCGATCCTTCACGCTATGGGCACAGTCGTTTGCAACTGCCCGGAGGCGCAAGATACGTGGATGTGAATACGGAAAAGTACGGAGTCATCCACCACTATGAAAAAGACGCTTTTGCCGGTATCTATCCCCGAAGGATCGGAACGGTAAGCGCTGTCCGAAAGGAAGAAGTAACGGATGAAGAGGGCAATCCTTACACGATCTATTATTTCAAGGATGACGAGATGAACTTCGACCCAAACGATTACGAGATAGCGAGCGAAGTAAAACGCGTTTCTTTCCAGGAAGGCAGTGAACTTTCCGGACTCGGTACGGGCGATGATTATTATTTCGAGGTAAACTTCGATAGCGATACACGCGAGTTCGAGATCATCACCATTTGGCCGTATGGGAATGACATGCAGCTTCCTGGCGGTGAGCTTGTCCCGAAGGTAGGTGACAAATATATCCTTTGGAACCTTTCGATGCCGGACGAATATTACCCGCCGGCAGAAAAGGAACTGAAAGAGGCTGTCGACGCCTATAACGAAAAGAACGGCATCGACGTTTCCGTCTACAAGTCTCCTACGGACCATGTGTGGATGGAGGAAAATGCCGTCGACCTTTATATCGGCCGGCGTGTGAAACTCCTTAGCCGTGAGTATTTCCCGGAAACCGGTTACCGCCGGAGCCGTATCACGAAGATCACCCGGAAAGTCACGCTGCCGACATCGATGGATATCGAGATCAGCGACGCGCTTTCGACGGGTGTCCTGGAGAAGATCTCGGGTGATATCGCCGATGTCAAGAATTATGTAAAGACCGGGGGCAGTGGCGGACAGATGGCCATCGTCCGTTCGTGGGAAAACACTCCGGCGAGTGACTACAATGTAGCCTCGTTCAAAATGACCCTGAAGCAGATAGCGATGCTGGCACTCTCACGTCTTGGTCCGGACGAAGCCAAAGGGCTTATAAAGTTCCTTGCCGGCGCAGAGTTCGGGAAGTTCAGTGAGGGACTTTCCGGAGGCCGTATCGATAAGGACGGCAATGCAGAACTGGCAGGGCTTATCACCCGTCTTCGTGCGATCCTTCAGGAATTGCAGGTAAACGGAGCGGCAGAGTTCCGGGGCAACCTATCGTCGGAGGAGTTCATCTCGGGTTTCCTGGACGGTAAGGGCTGGAGCATTTTTAAAAAAGAGATACTGAACGCGCTTGGTGTACCGGAAACGAAATACACGGCAGAGTTCGACGAAGTGATCGTTCGCGGTACGCTGCGTGTGTTTACGATGGTGATCTCCCAACTCCTGGGTGAGAACGACAACCGGGTGTTTGCCGGTATGATGGAAGTGGACCATTATGACGCGGCGACCGGCCGGGTTTATTTTGACACAAACGGAGGTCGGTATTACAACCCTTTCAGGAAGGACGATTATATCATGGTCCAGCAATATAACGGGATGCCGTCGGAAGAGAACGACCATTATGTAACGAAACATTATGAACTTATTATAACATCAGCCGGTATCGGCAACCAGGAAGACGGCGAGGACCGTCAGGACTGGGTAACATTCCAGAACTTTGTATCGGCTGATGGAAGGCCGGCTGCCGAACTTATAACGAAAGGCGACACGTTTACCCGTGTGGATAATGCTACGGACGCCGACCGCAAGGGTATCATCCAGATCATTACGGTTGGAACGGCAACGCCTTATATGGATATCGTCTATGGTCTGAAGACGGATCCGGATAATTCCATGAAGGGAAGGCTGGGTAACTTGAAAGGTATTCACCACCATCTTTTCGGATGGCTGGAAGGCTTTGGAGAACTACTCACGAACCTTTATGCGGTAGGTGATATCCGCCTTCGCCGTACGGGCGAGAACCTGGACGCAAAGATAGAGATGTTAAAGGCTATGTTTGCGACCCAATACCAGCGTGTAAGGTACGATATAACGGAGGAGGATAACTATCTGAAGAATGCCACTTTTTCGGAATCGATGGAGTATTGGGAAGGTGATACCGAGGTGAACATCCTGATGCAAAACGGTGAGGCGATGCTGATGAACGGCGCCATCTATACCCTTACGGGAAAAACAGCCTCAGTCGAGGAATACGAAGGCCGTAATATGCTGCATCTTTACAACAGTAGCATCCGGCAGCAGAACGTCTATATTCGGCAGCCGGGGACACACAAGGAGTTTGTTCCTCCAACGCCTAACAACATGACGGAGGAGTACGTCGATGTAAAGGACACGCTTTATCTCACTATAAAATTCCTGGCTAAAACGGACGGTAACCTTGAGGTCGGTTTTCCGGATGCGGTAAGTGAAGAAGGCTCTTTGCCATATCAGACAGTTGCTGTAACAGGTTCACTTGATTGGCAGACGCTCCAGTGGAGCGGCACGTGGGACGGCACGGGTGATTTTGTGCTGGGTTATACAGGAGAAATGTATGTCGCTCTCCTTTCACTTACGGATCGTCCGCTGGAAGACTATAAGAAAGAAACTTCGACGAAGTTCGAGCAAACCGACAGCAATATCCGGTTGCTTGGGACGAACATCGATAACCTGAAGGGCACGGTGACAAACCTCGGAATCGATCTGGATGCGGCAAAGGAACAAATCCGGATCTATGCTGAACAGACGACGGAGAATACGGCAAAAATATCGCAGCTTACGGTAAAGACGGATTCGATCAGTTCAGCAGTCACGGAAGTGTCTGGAAACCTGGATGCGGCCCGGGCACGTATCGAAGTGGTTGCCGGGATAGCAGCCTCAGCCGGGGATGCAAAGGTTTACAACCAGGCGAGCAACCCGTGGAACTCATGGCCGGGCGGGCAGGAATACAAATACGTGGGTAGTACCTGGCATAACACGTCCGATGGGCATACCTATCGGTATATCGGTTATGACAATTCGAATACGTGGGAAGACGTGACGAACATCCAGGATTCAGCGAGCTATATCTTGCAGAACAAAAATAAGATATCCACGGTGGTTGCGAACTTCGATGCTTACGGTAATCCGACGAGCGCAAGCGGGATCGTGACAACGGCTTACGCAAGCCAGATATATGCGACCCGGCAAACGGTAAATACCCTTGACGGGCGTGTATCAAGCGCCGAGGCGAAGATTGACGTGCATTCTACACAGATCAGCCTCCGGGTGGAGAAAGACGGCGTGATATCGGCCATCAACCAGTCTAGTGAATCCGTCGTGATCGATGCGAAAAAAATCAATCTCAACGGTGTGACGACGATTAACAACTCTTTCCGTGTCGAAGCGAACGGTACGACTCATATCGGCGGTTTTACGGTCGAAGGTGGCCGTTTGTACTGGAAGGGGCGAGATTATTTCGCCAATGATTCCCGTTCGTTGAAGCTCGGCGTTTCGACGACTGCGACAGAAGGCGTTGTGGATATCGCATTCAATGCAGCTACGACGGGGCGATTTGGAGTGAAAGCTGTCGGCTCGAATATGGGAGGAGCCGCTATATACGGATCGACAGGGACACAGAGCTATCCGGCAAGTGGCATGACATACGCAGGTTACTTCGTCGGTCCAGTAGATGTGCGTGACACGTCGAACGGCCTTATCAGCGACGCATGTGCGTCTATGGAATACCGTGTGATAACTTCGCGTAACTCGAACGGTACTTACACCTATCACAAAGGTGTCAACTGGAATAAAACGGTCGGAAGCCCGGACCTGGACAAAATCCGTCTGATTGTGGAAAGCGGCCTTATTACAGGCTATTGGGGTGAATAATAAAGTAAAGGAAACATAACAATATAAAACGATAATATTATGACAGTGAATTTCAATCAGGAATTTATCGATTGTTTCGGAAACGGGATTCCGGGAAAGACTCCCGGAAAAGTAAGTAACATGGCCGAGGAGCTTTGCTTGACGCTTTTCAACCTTAGTACGCTCGGCGGCGGGATGGTGGCACAGGATAAGAAGTATATGGCTTACCGCCTGAGCCTTCGTATCTCGGAATGTCCCGACGCGGTGGAACTGACGACCGAAGAGGCCAGCTTTCTGAAGGAAGTGAGTGCGGAAGCCTATTCGGCCGGCGCTTATGGCCGGGTAGCGGACCTGATAGAAGGAATATGATGTTAAACCCCATAAAAAGAATTGGAGATGAAAAAGAAAACAGCGAATTCGACAGTGAATTATGATCCGGAAGTGGTGAGTGACGTTTGCTCAATCCACTTTACAAGAGTGACGAATGCCGCAGGACGTACGCTTTATGGTAAGATCATAAAGGATGACGCGGAAGTCGGGAGCGTGAGCTACGACGAAAAAGGCGGTTATCTGATAACAAGTCTGAAGCCTTACGCCTCGCTGACTGCCGACGAAGTGGATACGATCTACTTGAAAGTCCCCAGTTGCGTACGCGAGGCTCTCGAGGACGAATAAGAAAGGAGGCCTCAAATGGGAATGATCCAGACATCCCAGCGAGAACTGGAGGCGTTCTATGCGATGGCGCTTCCAGGTTTCCTGGATTATTTGAAGGTGCATGGCACGAGCGTGGACCGTGTAGAGATGGCAACCACGATCGAGGGTATTACGTCGCTGCCGGGACGGTACCGGCTGGGTGGCGTAGAGAAGAACGTGCTGGTTCCGATGGATCTCCTGACAAAAGGCGTAGATATCCAGATCGAGGCTTGCCGTGAGGCCACAACGAACGCGAATACGGCTGCGGATAATGCGAATGCCGCTGCCTTGCGTGTGGAAACGGCCATAGAAGATGTAGGAGCGGTAAAACAAGCGGCACTTGATGCCGCCGCTGAAGCCATTGAAGCGGCGGGTACAGTACTGGAGAGTGCGGACGCGGCACGGGAGGCCACCCTTAAAGCGGAAGCGGCCACGTCTGAAGCGGAAGCAGCTACGGGACGTGCCCTTCAGGCGGCCAGTGCTGCCGAAGAAACCGATAGAGAGGTTTCCGAAAACGAGAGGTTGCGCGTCATGGTCGAAACGAATAGGGCTACCGCTGAAGAAACACGTACTGCCGCCGAATCTCTCCGGGACGAAGCCGAAAAGATCCGTGCTGCCTCTGAAGAGGAACGTCTTGTGGCGGAAGGTATCCGGGAAGAGTCGGAAAAATTACGCCGGGCAGCTGAAACCCTCCGGAACGAAGCCGAGACGATAAGGGAAGAGCAGGAGGCTGCGCGTTACCAGGCCGAAAACGAACGGCAGGAAGCAGAACGGCTGCGTCAGAAAGCAGAAGCTTCAAGGATCCAAAAAGAAACTGAACGTATCGAAAGTGAGGCTGCCAGGGTTCAAACCGAAGCGGAACGGTTGACAGCGGAAGTTGCACGGGCATCGGCTGAGAACCAAAGGGCATCGGCCGAAAACTCCCGTATCCTGGCCGAGAAAGAACGTGAGGAAAAAGAAGCTGAGAGGAAAATCGCCGAAGCGAACAGGGAAACAGCCGAGTCTTCCCGAAAGGCCTCAGAATCGGCCCGAAAGGAAACCGAAGCCTCGAGGGTAGAAGCCGAGAACTTACGCGTTTCAGCAGAAGACCTCAGGGTGCTGGCTGAAGACGGGCGGCGGACAGCTGAAAAAGGACGTGCGACGGCAGAGGCGTTAAGGGCTGAACTGGCGGCACACCCGATGAAGCCGCAAGGCGGTTTCTGGTTCGAATGGGACCTTACGGCACACGAGTATCGTAATACCGGCATCCAGGCTAAAGGAGATGTCGGAGAGTCATTCAAGATCATCGGTCGTTATGACACCCTGGAAGATCTTGAAACGGCAGTACCGGACGGTACCGGCATCGATGGTGTATATGCCGTGGGGGAAACGGAACCGTTTGATTATTACGCTTGGCTGGTAGTGGACGGTGCATGGAAATGGGACAACCAGGGAAAGCTGCGTGGTGCCGAGGGCAAATCTTCATACGAGGTATGGGGAGAACTGCCGGAAAACGAAGGAAAGACACTGGATGAGTATTTCGACTGGCTCAGTCCTCTGATCGATCCCGAAACCGGGCGCTGGATCATACAGGGTGAAGACAAAGGGGTACAAGCTAAGGCAATAGATGCTCATGTGACCATCAAAGAAAATAAGCCGGATACTTATATTCTGCACGTGAAATCGGCGGCGGGTGAGTTTGATACGCCCAACCTACGCGGTTTCGATGTAAAGGTCAAGGAAGCAGAAGGAAATACGCCGGATGATTACAAACTGGAGATCACAACGGTGGAAGGAACCCTGACGACACCGAACCTGAAAGGACGCAGCGGATCGGCGGTTATCGATCTGGACCATGAGCCGACGGAGATCGACACGCATTATACCTATAACGGTGTGAGGTATGCTTTTGGCGTTGGCGACGAAGCCCGCTGGTACGACAAGGATTCGGAGGAATATGTCCTCTTCAAACTCTATGCTGTGACTCAGACCGGGGCCGTGTGGGAAGAAATGGGAAGCGGATCGGGATCACTACCGACGGATGTGATCCTGATAGGCCCCTCCGACCTTTCTTCGGATGAGTCGGAAAGTTACATTTATTTGGAAGATGGATATTTAAAAGGCAAGGAGGTATAACGATGACAAGAAACAAGGGTGGCGTTTATGTCTACCAACAATTAGAAAAAACATTGGCGGAATGGCTGGCGGAAACGAAACCGATACCGGCAAAGGTGCTTTGTTGGGAGTCCGATACCGGTATTATCCGTATGGGTGACGGTAAGTCAATGTATAAAGATCTTCCCCCCAGGATCAGTTCCGGGCTTTCTCCCAGAATCAGCGTAAAAACAGGGTGTTGGGAGAGATTCAATATCGCTACGAAACAATGGGATGACACGGGTATAAACCCGACTGTAGGAATGAGTATCGATGGGGGTAAACCTTCGTCCGTATACACGCCCGGACAAGTTTTAAAATTCGGAAAAATAACAGATTAATAAACAGATACAGGATATGGCTATACAATTGCAATTAAGAAACGGAACGATACAGGAATGGGAAGAGACAAATCCTATACTTGCGGAAGGTGAACCGGGCGTAGTGCTGGAACCTTCAGGCGGGTTTGTGATAGGTGACGGGAAGAAGCGCTACAAGGAACTGCCTTTCCATCCCTGGGCGCAGGATGCTTATGACATATTGGTAACGTACGGTGGCTATAAAGGAACAAAAGATGATTTCTGCCGCCAGCTCAGTTCGTCGCTTCGTATGCCTGAAGCGCAAGCCGGAACGCTCTCGAATGCCGGCGCTGGATGGAATTCATTCTCCTTCCCGAAGGAATTCTCAGAAGACGTGTATGTGGTCCTTACCCCTCAGGATGCCGCTGTTTTCGCATCGGTGAAGAACATCACCAAACAGGGGTTTCATTATTGCCTCTTCGATGCTGCTGGTGATACGATCGCGGAAAATGTTGTGGTTAACTACATGGCGACAGCTGTGTCGGAACTGAACTTGGCCCAAGCCATAGCCCAGGCCGCAGGGCTGAACCCTTTCGGCTTTGACAACCTGACCGATTTGTTCACCGGTCATGCCGCCGAGGTTGTCGCTGGTGAGGCGGCGTTTAACCTGGTCAAACGTTCGGCAATGGCCTCCTCCCGGTATATTTGCTACCTTACCGACCTTAATCCGGACAGCTATTTTAACATGGTATCCATCGCAGGTGATGGCACGGCGATGAATACTGTAGCTAAAAATCCGGAGGTCGTGGCTTACATACAAACAGCCCCCGGAGCGTATGATAGCATCCGGCTCGGAACCATATCGATGGCAAAATACCTTTGCGGTATTTTGGGAAAAGAACCGGAGAACTATTCGAGTGTGACAGACATTCTGGAGGACCAGGAGTTACTGGCCGAACTCGTTTTGTCTGAGGCCGCCATGACCGCACTTTGCGGATCATATATTTCTGCAATAGAATTAACTGCCAGCAGCGTAGCCATGCAGGCTGTCGCTGCCAGCAGCGTAGCCATGCAGGCTGTCGCTGCCAGCAGCGTAGCCATGCAGGCTGTCGCTGCCAGCAGCGTAGCCATGCAGGCTGTCGCTGCCAGCAGCGTAGCCTGTGATGCTATATTTAAAATTGATGGTGCGTTTACGGTCATCTTGGACTCTCTTGTGGCAATGAAGGCCATTTCTGATTCGGAGCCGGCCATCACAAATTTGATTCAGTCAAAAGAACGTTGTGATAGACTCGCTGCCAGCGAGACCGCGATGAGCGCGGTTGCTGCCAGCGAGACCGCGATGAGCGCGGTTGCTGCCAGCGAGACCGCGATGAGCGCGGTTGCTGCCAGCGAGACCGCGATGGCATCTATAATGTCAAATGAAGATGAGAAAGAATTATTCTTCGGGTGGACTCATGCAGTCGGCTTAGGCTTGGCAACCCACTTCGGAATAAATAATTCCGCACTGAAATCATGCAATACAATCATCGCCGTCGCAGCAAGCGCGACCGCCATGCAGGCCGTCGCAGCAAGCGCGACCGCCATGCAGGCCGTCGCAGCAAGCGCGACCGCTTTAAATGCTATAGTGTCTTCGAGTGTAGCAAGGATAGCTCTATATGAAAATAGTAATGTGACAGAAAGTATATTAGCTGGAAGTCAAATAGCGATTGATGCAATGAAAAAAAGTGGTCAATATGTAGAAACAACAGGACATGGAAATACTTCAAGCCCTTATACACATTATAACGGAAAAGCCTTTGTTCTAGAATGGCGTTCAGCAAAATCTTCTACGAACACGAGCTATTATAATAATATAAAAACTTTTGTTCGAGGCAATTCGACCTATCGTCGAACATGTTTATATGATTTCGAGAAAATCAATCGATTTGCATCAAATATTATTACAAACGGAGAGTATTCAAATGTCTCTGATAACGTGAACGGATCAACGGTTAGATTCTTTAAAATCTAATTAAAGGTTAAACAAAATCAATAAAAAGATGAAAGCAGAAAGTATCAAGTGTCTTTCAGTAAAGACTGAAAACGAAAAATTAGTATTAGAATTGGTTGAAACTTCTTTTTCAGAGATAGAAGCCGAGCTAGTAGGTAAAGCGGAATTGTCCGTGTTTGCAGATAATCAAGATGAAAATATTTTGGTAGAGAAACATTACGATTATGCGAAAGCAGATAGTTGCAAATACGACTATGATCGGAAGAGTTTCACATTGACACTTCGTAAACTGACCAGTGTAGAGAAAGAACTGGAAGAACTGAAGAAAGAAGTAGCAGAAATACGGATTGTGAAAGAATGAACCCAATGCCCACAGTAATATTAAGACTGTGGGTATTTTTAGCCAAGACAGATCGGGAGAAGAGAAAGCCCCCGGTCTGTTAAGTAGTAACGCCAATCACTTATTAACAACAAAAGTACGCCAGAGCGCACGACCGGGGGCAAATAGCCTCTGTCGCACTCTGGCTTTTTGTTGTTTAAAATGATTGGCATTACAAAGGTACTTAAATTTTTATTGTATGAAAGTGATAGAGATATTAAACTTTAACCGGGAACTACTAAAGAGACTCCTGGATTCCGGAATTCGACTGGAAGATGTTCGTTATGTTAATCTGTATACAGATTATTTCCACCTGCTTAGTTCAGGTGGAAAGGTGACGTATATCGTGGCGGTACTTGCCGAACGATATGGCATTTCCGAACGGAAAGTCTATGGATTGATAAAACGTTTTCAAAGTGACTGCAAGCAGGTTACAGTATGAAGTCCATGCCTTATGGCGGGAAGCTACTGGGTTTCGTTAACTTTATTTCGTATCAAATAAGGAGGAATCAGTTATGAACAAGTATTATATGATCCTGGACAAGATACTTGCCAGAGGAAAGACGCAAAGTAACAAAAAAGGGAATATCAAATACCTTTTAAATGAACAGTTGTCCTTATCTCCGTTGGATTTGCTTGATATATTCGAGGGGCATAACATTGCACGTAAGAAACTCCGACAGGAACTCCGACTGTTTATGAAAGGGGAAAGATCGGTGGAGAAATACCGGGAGGCCGGCATAAGTTGGTGGGATTATTGTGGCAGCATCCTTGTCAATAGTTATCCGACCTATTTTGAAAAGTTACCCCCATTAATAGAAAAAATCAACCGGGAAAAACGTAACAGTAAAAACTATGTATTATTCCTTGGAGAAACCGGAGCGGAGAGTAACCAGTCCCCTTGTCTTAGTTTAGTGCAGTTTCAGATCGACGAAGATGAGCTAGTAGTCTCTGCCTACCAGCGTAGCAGTGACGCAAACCTTGGCCTGCCTGCCGATATTTATCACCTGTACCTGATGGCTCGCCAGATTGATCTCCGGTTAAAATCAATCACGCTCAACTTGGGAAACGTACATATATACGAAAATAATATCAAGAGGACACTTGCTTTGTTATCGGGAGACGAGAGTATCCGGTTTGACCTGAACGTATAGGAAACGCTGTAAACGTTTTGCAGTGCAAACACTTTCTCCCTATGCGGTTACCGGTGGCAATAGCATTACTTTTGCGTCGACTTAAACGCAAAAGTAAATGAGAAAGATGTATTTGCAGGCTCCGCTCCCGTTTGTTGGTCAAAAGCGGATGTTTGCCAAGGAATTTATTAAGGTGCTCCGGGAATATCCCGAGGGCACTGTTTTTGTGGATCTATTCGGTGGATCCGGCTTATTATCCCACATAACCAAGTGCCAAAAACCGGATGCCACTGTCGTATATAACGATTTTGACGATTATCGTAAGAGGTTGGAAAATATTCCGGCCACGAATATCCTGCTTGCCGATTTGCGTCGGATAACGGCAGGATTGCCACGAGGCAAGGCTATCGATGGTAAGGCTCGTGAGGAGATATTCCAACGTATAGAGTTAGAAGAGAAAGGGAAGGGCTATGTGGATTATATCACCCTTTCATCCTCGTTGTTGTTCTCGATGAGATATCGCCTAAGCCAAGTAGAGTTCAGAGAAGAAACGCTTTATAACAACATCCGGAAGACGGATTATCCGTTGTCCCGTGATTTTTTGGACGGTCTGACTGTTATCAACGCAGATTACAAGGAGGTATTTGATCAGTATAAAGATGTGCCAGGTATCGTGTTCCTTGTCGATCCGCCTTACCTTAATACGGAAGTAGGTACTTATAAGATGTACTGGCATCTAACCGATTATTTGGATGTGCTTGGTATATTGAACGGCCATTCCTTTATATATTTCACATCGAACAAGTCGTCCATCATTGAATTGTGCGATTGGATGGGGAAGAATCCGACTATCGGTAATCCGTTTAAAGAATGCCAAAAAGTGGAATTCAATGCTCACATGAACTATAATTCCAAGTATACGGACATAATGTTATATAAGCAAAACAAAGAAAACTCGACAAACTTTGCAGCCTAACAGGTAGTGAAATTAAGCTAAAACGCAAAACAGTTGAATGGCTTTTTACGCTGTATTTATGGCGTTCAAATGGTGTTCAAAAGGAAGGAAAGACGGTGTGTGTGGTTGAAGAAATGAAGATCATGCCACCGTTTTTTTTACACGCGTCGTTTTTGTTGGTTTTTACACGTTTCGTTTTTGCAAAGTGCCACGTTTCGTTTTGCGGGATTTAGTTTGAAAGTCGCCAAGCTACGTCCCGTATAACTTGCAATTTCATCCATCGAAAGGTCGCACATATAATTTTTATTCAGATAGTCGAGAATGTCTATTTTCCACGGTTCCACAAAATCGAACAACGAGGCGTAAAGGTTCCTGTCGGTATTGAGTAGTACATATACTCCCTCAATCATTTTTAACTTCAGTACATCTTCAGACGGTTTTTCGCCTGCATCGAAATAGGGAATGATGGATTCGAACAGTGAACGAATGTCCGGTCTGTTGCCTGGTAATACACGCAGACTTACTTTATCGCGTTTAGAATCAGTAGGGATTTGTTGTCGGTTAAGAGTCTGATAAAATTCTCTCAGAAAAGGTCTTGAGAATTTCAACACGACAGAACGGTACGGTTTTCCATCCTCGACCTTTTTCTGCAACCACATCTGGTTATCACGCCGCATGAATGCACACTCTCCCGGATGCAAAACGGTTTTCTTTCCGCGCTCCTCTATTTCCAGTTCACCGGAACATAGATAAATAAGCGTATGTTCCCTGTTTTCGTGGGCACATCCCCGGTCGTCAGTGAAATAGCTTGCTATAAGCACATTCGAGCAATCGAATACATCTAATTGTTCCAT